GTCGTGACCTAAAATTCTAAAGTGTGCAACCTGCCAGTTCTCAAAAGTTATACCGGCAGTGTTCCACTGATACTGTGTGTAGTTTGGGTTGGTTGGATCTTCGCCTTCCATTCTCTCAAGCTCTTGAGCAGGAAGTCCGATGGCGCTTTTAATGCCAGCTTCTTCGTCGATATCTAGATAAAGAAAAAAGTCTCCGTACTTACACATCGTGCGGGACCATCCAAAAAGATTAAAGTCTACATTTAATACCTGATGGTAAAGAATAGAAAGAACAGACTTGATTTCCTCATTGGAGCAATCAATCGTCAAAAGCGGCTGAATCTTATTTGAGGTTGTCATCTCATCGGCATAAATGTCTAAGGATGAAGCAATCTCTGGAGTGTATTCCATCTGCTCAAAATCTGCATAACGCTCGGCACGGACCTGATTGGACATATACTGAGTGTTTAAGTTGTCAAATGGGCTGTAGCTTGCTTTCTGGAACTTCTGTCCAGAGGCGGAAGCAAAGCGGCTTCCGTAATTGTCAACGTAACCCTTCTTGCTGCGTCTTACGTTTTGTTGTCTATAGTTTACAATTGGTCCAGAAAATAATCTGGTTAGTCTCTTAAACAAAGGCGACTGTGCATTCTTTGGGTTTTTATTTTGATCAGCCATTTATTTATCCTTTATAAAGCCAAAAAAATTCTTTCATCTGCTCGATTTGTTTTGCGTGCTTTTGGCTACTCGAATTATATCCTACCATACCTTTGATGTTTGTGTTAAGTTCTCTTTTGCTTGATTTCATTGAGTTTAGCATAGCCTTGCTGTATTCTGCGTCTCTATGCGTGTTTGATAGTGCTGTGTCTCTTACCCAGCAGGCTATTGCCATCGACATTACAAGGTCATCATTGTATCCCTGCATAGCTTCCGGCTTTCCGTTATTCCATACAAAAGTTTTTAATTCATTCAATAGTCTAGTAGAATTAATATTAAGTAGTTGATTTCTGATGAATTCTTCCAACTTTGATACTATTAGTGGTCTAGTCTTTGCTGATGTGGTAAAGCCTGCGACAGATTTAGACGTATACTGTGCGTTAACAGGATCTAGATATTCGTGAGTTCCCTTGGCAGAGAAGTATAAATTTGGATAACCCTTATCTTGCAATTTACTCAAAACAGAATATCCAATATTATTATTCTCTACAACAAGCATACAACCACCGTATTGTTTGCCGGCGTCGTATAGGAAGTCTGCATACATATCTGGCTCAACCTTGCCTTGGTATTCTGCCACTTGTGTCATTGTCTCTACGTTTAATATATGAAACGCTGAGAAGTCTCGTCCGTCACCTCGGGCAACGTCAGCGACCATCATATAAGAGGCTTCCGGTGTGTAGTCCTCCCATATATAAAAGTTTCTATCAAACCCTGCTTTATATTTTGGATCACACACAATAGACTCCATAGTGGTCAGATTCTCTGGATGGACAACTGTCTCACCGGACATGTTAAAGTTACACTCCAACTCTTGGGCAATCTGCCTTTGAGACATATTCTTTGTTTCTTTTTTAAACCATTCAATATCTCTATCTGGATGGACATCCCAAGGGAGCCTAACTGGTTTGAAATCATTGCTACCCTCATCAGCATCTATATATGTTTGGTGGAACCAGTTTCCTACACCGTTAGGCGTAGAAAGGGCGATACAACGACCACCAGTCGATAGGGTAGGATAAAGACCTGTCCATAGTTCATCTAAGCCTTGAATGTGCGCTGCCTCATCAAGAACTAGTAAAGACAGGGCTTCTGAACGTCCGGCATCTGCGGAGGTTGAGGTTGCTTTAATTTGAGAACCATTGGATAGCTCGAAGGAAGTTCTGTTGTCAACCGAGATGGTTGATATCTGCATCCACTTTGGTACGCTCTTTACTAGGCTCTTAACTTTCTTTACAAGGTTAGCTGCGGTGCTAAACTTTGTTGCCATTACGATTACGTTCTTGTCACGATGAAATAACATCATCCAAGTAACATATCCAGCGACAACTGTTGAGATACCAAGCTGCCTAGCTTTCAATATAATATTGAATCTCTCTTCGTTGAACTGTCCTAGAAGATCTGATTGGTAATCGTATGTTCTAAAGGGGATTGTCCCTTCAATTGGGTGAGATATTTTAGCGTAGTTGTTCAAGAAATAAGCCGGGTCTTTGCCTGACTTTACTATCTCTTTTAATATCTCTTGCTTTGTTTTAGGAGAGGCCATCTCGCACTCTTAGCCTTTCCTCAAGATCCCTCTGAGTCTGTTGTTGCCTCTGTAAGGATGCTTGTTGCTTTCACAACGCCAAGTGCTTCAACCATGAGACGACATAGTGTCTCATAACCTACTGTCTCTGCTGCGGACTCAAGAAGTGCCTCAAGCTCGGACTGCTTGCCCTCTTTGAACTTGATTGTCTCTTCTCGGATAATTGTCTTAAGTCTTGATTTTGTAATCTTCATTTTTATTCCTCGTGTTTCTTTAAGTAAGTGAAATCGAAGTGCTCACCTGTGATAGCCAACTTGTCAATTACCTCACTCTGTATGTCTCTCAACATTAACTCAAGCTTATCGTTCTCGGCTGATAAAGCCTTTACCTTGGCGTCTAATGCTTCGTTCTTTGCTTCTAGGTTGGCAACCTCTTCAGGATTCTTTCCAATAAAAGTATAGATAACAACGGACAAGCTGCCGACTAACATACCTACAATTACCTTGAAGATATCGTTATTGGTCTGTGGGATTTCGAAGAAGGCTAGGAATAAAAGCAAGCCCATAACTAAAAAGAATACGGTGCCTGCTCCAAGATAACCTCTTAACTCTTTGTCTTTAAATACGTTCATAGTGATAGTAATTAGTATCCAAATCTTTTATCTGCCATGTCGGGCTTTTTGAGCATTCCAATTTTGCAGTACGTCTGATGCGGAAAAGCTGGCTACATCATATATTCTTACAATAGATATGTCTCCGTCCCAGTTGAATCCACCGGCACTTGTGCCTATTCTATGAGAGGAGCCTGTTGTCAACCCTGTGGATGTTGCGCTTCCACTTCTGAAGGTTGTGGTAACTGCTGCTCCGTCAACATAAATAACATTAGCGGTGCCATCAATGACTGCAACAAATTGATGCCAAGTGCTATCTCTAAAAAAGAGGTGGCCATTGGAATAATCCATAACGGCGGATACGCCAGTATTAAACTCGATTGATTCACTTGGCAAGGCTCCTGTAGCGTTTCCCATAGCAAACCAACCACCTGTTGCTGTTACAATGGGTACTGTAGAGCTAGAGCCGGAGTCCCATCGAAACCAAACTTCGATAGCTCCACGAGTAATGCTGATTGTATCGGAGTTTGTGGCTTGATTTGATGCAAAGTTAAAAAAGCCTGGTGATGCTGTGTGGCTTGGTGCAGAAGCGAAAGTAAAATCATGGTTGTTTGATGTTAAATCCGACCATGTTGTTCCTGAACCTCCGTAAGATGCAGCGTCGGCGGCATCAAGATGTAACTCTAAATCTGATGTTACAATGCTAGCGCCTCCGCCGCCTGCGGCAGAAGAAAAAAAGCCAACAGGTATTGGAAAGGGAGGACTCATCGGAAGTCTGCCTGCCCAACTACAAGTAATACCTCAGATCCGCCGGATGCGTCGGTGCATATTGCGGTAAGAACATCAACGGCATTGGCAGAGGCAGTCAAGGTATGCCCGCCGGCTGCTGGGAACTTAAAGTTTCCTGGGAAGCCTATGGTTCCGTTGCCTGCGGCGTTCTGTGTTATGACCCACATGTAAGTTGCGCCAGCTTTTAGATTTGTTGGTACATCAATAGTAGATGGGCCGGTGCCAGCGGGGATGGCAACGGTAAAAATGTTTCCAGTTGATGCATCTGCTGTGAATGTGCCAGAGCTATTTGCGACTACTGCGGGAGGGGTATAGACTTGCTTCTCTCCAATAATAGTACCGGATCTATTAACCATATACCCATCTTGTGGGATAGCGCCTACTGGTACATCATTTACCTCGTCATCTTTGTCTTGTACGATGCCGGTAAAGCCGCCACCCATTGATCCTATTCCTGTCATTTTATTTTCCCCTTATTATTTCTTTGCAAGATCAAGAAAGCGTCTTGTAATGTCTTTTTCATCATGGGGATTTTCGGAGCCCGGTGCAACAGGTCCATCATCGCCATAGTTGCCTACTTTGTATACACATTCGGCTGTGACCCAAGATCTGATTCTGCTCATAGACTGAACTAGAACCTTTGGCTCACCTACCTTTGACAAGCTTAACTCATCGCCAGTAATCTTCTTGAACTCTTTCTTAAGGTAAGAAACTGCGCTCTCTACGCTTTGAAGAACGTCTGTTTCAAAATCTTTATTGTGAACTTCCTTGAGGCGTGTCTCAGAGTGGTAGCTCATGATTAGTTTGTCTGCGGCTAAACGAACGCTAAAGCCGTCCATCATTGGCATGTCTTCGGACTCTCTTTTAAGTCCGATCTCTACTGGGTTGCCTTCATCATCAAGGGCTCCGTGGTACTTCTTGGAAGCTGCTTGTGAGATTGCTCTGATAATTTCAAGTGTTGTTGTCATTTTATTTCCTCTTCTGGTCGCCAGCCACTAAGCCATCTTTCTTCTCTATCCTCGACATATTGAATGTAACAGTCAAAGCAGCAATCAAACTTACTCATATAAACATCATCACTACTGTTAAAGGAATATTTCTTACAAACTGGGCAACTCCTGTCGGCTTTCTTTGTATTAATTAGTCTTTTGGTTACTAAAATGCCATTTATCTCAGTCTTCTCTTCTGTGGCACGGTTCTGCAATTCTTTTTTATATAATGCCTTGGAATCAGAAAGAAATTCTTTTTCTTTGTTATCGTCCCATCTTGCCTTTGGATTCTCTATAGCTTCTTTGCCATATTTCTTTTCAATCTCTTTTTCGAGCTTTGCGGCGTAATTTGGATCTTTCTCACTCATTTTAATTC